GTTGGCCGCCCGAATGCTCTGCACCAGGTCAAAGGCATCGCGGTTGTTTTCGTGAATCCGCGCCCATGCGCCCTTCACCCCGGCATTCTTGGAATTGGCAACCCTGAACCGCAGTCGATAGATACCGGCGATCATGGCCCCGTAACCAGTGGGCACGATGGCCGCATAAGTCCCGTCGAACCCGCCGCCTTCAAGTGCAACAGAATGCCCAAAGTCGCCCGCCGTGGTTGCGGTTGCGCTGCCTATGCCTTCTTCGCCTTCGGGCTTGTAGCCGTGTTGGCTCCGACAGTCCAGCTCGCACCACGGCTCGGCATCATCAGGGATTGCGCCGTACTCCGCGCCGCTACTGAATGTTTTCTTGATGGCGTTGCGGTTCAGCACCAGCACCACTTCATAAACCAGGCCCGTGGATTCCAACGCTTCCAGCGCCCGCCAAACTGGTTCATCTGCTTTGGCGTGCAAGTCCCACCAACTGCCGGTACTTGGTGCAGGCCATGCGCGTGAAAACATGTCACCAGGCCCGACTTTGTTGTCGGACTTGGCACGGATAAGCCGAACGCCGCCGCGTAGCGTCAAATCACTGCTTACCGGCTTGTACAGCTTCCATGGCCCAAAGCCGTCACCAATAGGACGCACGCCGCCCCAGGTTTCCATATCGTTGGCCGCGTACATGGCCAGCAGCAACCGCGCCGCAACATCTCCCGCGTCCTTCAGTTTCTTCAAAGGCTTGTCGATCCCACCAACGCCGCTCACCAGGTTGTTGCCGAACCAAATTCGATCAGCCGGTGGCTCTCCAAAATCAGGCAGAACATGCCGAATAATGCCGCGCTCGGTTGGCCCGTCTGGCAATGGCAACTGCCCCATAAATACGCGGTTCCATGTTTCCCTGTCAAACACAATCGGCCCCAAGTCGGTGGCCTGTTCGATCATGGCGTGGCTCTTGCCGCTTCGCCCGTTGGACACTTGTTTGGTGGCACCTTTGGCCCTGATGGTTTTCAGCCGCGTGATGGCGCGATCAATCGGCCCGTCCTTTGTTTTGTTGGCCCCGGTGTAGCTATTCACTGCCGTAATACTTGCTGGCGAATAACGTCCACATTCCCCGGTGAACTTCGCCAGAACCAGATAAGCGCATATCTCGTAAGCGGTGGCCTTGGCATCCAATAACGCATTGAATGCGGCCCTTGGAATGCAAAAAGAACCCGGCCCAATACGCGAGCTATTGCTATAATCTGTCTGTGTTGGAATGTGGTCTGTAAAGTTTTTTAGAGCGGTTGCACGCTGATTCATTTTTTTCCTTTCCAATACTTAACCCAGATATTGCCTGCCAGCAAGTCCGGGTTTTCTTTTATGGATTCCTGATATTTTAGCCAGTGTCAGTAAGTATTTGTAATTCGGCCAATTGGTGTAAAAAAGCCTACTCAGGGTGGGCGTGCCGTTTATTTCAGTAGCGGTATTTCGTAACGCTTGCACAATTCAGCCATCACGTCGCGGGCGATCTCGCGTGCCACAGGCGCATGATCTTGGTCGTTGTCGATCAGCTTGATCTGGTGTGCCAGGTTAGCCATCAATGCCGTTGTCGTTGCGCCAGGTAAATTCTCATGCGCTTGCAGCATGGCAGCATGGGCACGCTCCCGGCATCGCTCGCAGCTTTGACTTGTTCGCCCGTTTCCTTGGCACTCCAGCCCTTGTCGAGCATGGTTTGCACGGCGGCGGGCCAGCACTCGGACGGCAATGCGTGGATTGCAGCAAGGTGCTGGGTTTTTTCCAGCAAGACTTCTGCATTGGTGTTCAGTTGACTGAACACTCGTCCGGCTTGCGATTCATAGGTAACACCCGCAGCACTGCGCCCGTGTTTCTGCAATGCGCTCCAATTCTCGGGTTGACGTTTTTCCTGACAGCAGCGCGGTGGTTGCTTTGGGGGAATATCCGACATTCGCGGCCTTGACTTGTTCGCCGGTTTCTTTTGCACTCCATGCCTTATCCAACATGATTTGGACTGCTGATTTCCAGCATTCGGCAGGCAATGCGTGGATTGCTGATAGGTGGGATGTTTTTTCGTGCAAACCTGTAATAACGTCATTACAGGTTGTAGACACCTCTGCTGCATTTCGATATGTTGAAACGTTTTGCTTGGCCTTTCCTATCTTTTCAGCATATGCAGATAACCCTCCACCAGCCTTGCCAGGAGCAAGCGTCACGCAATGTAGCGCGTGTAACCCAATCTCCAGCGGTGACAATTCGCCCTGACTGTTGCTTGTCACCAGTGCCATGTAAGCCGCGTCGTCGTCAAGTTCACGCACCCAGCAAGGCGGTTTCAGCCGTGCCTTGTCTGTCGCTGTCAATCAGCAGCACCTTGCCACCACGCCCGATAGCCAGGTTTACCGCAATGGTTGATTTTCCAGTCCCGCCCTTGGTGTTGCCAACAGTGACTATCATTTTTCAGTGTTTCATTTCCCGCTAAATCCGCAGTGCCACCCTAGCAGCGGCGAGCGTTGCCGGTGCTACATGCTCACCTGCGGCAGCTTTCGCCATTGCAGCAGTTGCCCAAGCAGTCTTACCGGTGACTTGCCGGTTTATCTTGTTGCGCAGAGCTTCAATAGCGGCCTTGCCAGCGTTGATAACGCCCAGGCTTGCCGGTGGTGCCACTTCAGGCACATAGACGCGCTGCACGGCCATTGCTGGCGCTTGCTGCGGCACCCATGTTGCATTGAACCGGCTCCATCCGTGCATGATGCAGGTCTCGACAGCTTGCGCGACAGTCATCCCGGCTTTGGCGGCTTCACTGGCAAAAACAACGGCTTCGGTGCGGGTAACGACAGCGGCTTTTTTCTTTGCCCTGCGAACGATGCCAAAGTCATCCAGCAATGCGGCTGGCACGCTGGCCAGCGGGTTGTCAACGACTGGCAGGGTGTCAGTAGCCACTGCTGGCACGTCAACGACTGGCAGGTCTGGCACCACGTCAACGACTGGCACGGGGTCGGTGACTTCGGTAGCCATTGACTCAAAAACAACGACAGCGGCGCTAGCCGGGCTTTCAGCCACTACTGGCGCGGCGGGTTGCGCTGTTATTTGGTTGACAGATTCAATAGCCGATTCAGGGTGCCAATTTGGCGGGGGTGTCGGTGCCAATTTGGCGGGGGTTGTAACGCCCAACTTTACGCGGGTGACTGCGGCGCGGCCAGTGCGGTAAATCCGGTCAAGGTAGCCCATGCTCACCAGTTTGGCAATGTGGCGCTGTACTGTGCGCACTGCCATGCTGCACCGCTCTGCAATGGTGGCAATGCTAGGCCAGCACTTGCCGGTGTTGTTGGTGAATGTTGAGATACCGGCTAGCACCAGCTTTTGGCCGGCGGTCAGGCGTTGGTCTTGAAAAACATTAAATGTTTGTGCGAATGCCATTGCATACCTTTTTTGCTTTTAGGTATGATTCGTCTCATGACTAGGCATACCTGCACTGTGTCGCGTCAAAGAAACCCTGAGTAAGTTGGAAGCTTCTCGGGGTTTCGCCTTTTGTGGCGCGGCTTGCCAATATCGTAGCACTTTGCAGGGCACCAAATCAGTGCAAACCGCTTAACATAAGACTACATGTATCTGACCGGCCTTGTAAGGTGACTCAAAAAACGTGTTTTTGGCCGGTGCCGACTTTGGCCCAAAACACCCCCTCCCGGTGATTTGGAAAGAAATTCTGCGCTCCTGAATTTGGGAGCGCAGATAGTTCTGAAAAATTTCTCAGAACCAATCACCCCCGACACATCAGCACAATCTCGCGTTTTTGGGTACGGTAGTCGATCACTGAGGTGATGCCGTACACCTTGCCATCGTGCAACACACGGTCTGCGCTTGTCAGGCCGGCCATCCAGCGGATGCGCACCTTCACAACCAATTCAGCTTGCAGCGCACCAGCGCCGACAAACTCACGGCCGGCTTGCGGCTCTACAGCGGCCCAAACGCTTGCCAAGGTAGTCCAGGCTTCGATAGGTTGGCCCAGCTCGTCTTGCCCCTGCTGTAGGCGCTCCACGCTGATTCTTTGCGTCAGGTCGCCGGGGTTCATGCGCTCATTACCCGGTAAGGTTGGAGCAGGCGCTCAAAGGTGTCGTTACCGCGTAACGGCTTTTCAACTTGTGCGCTGCGGTTTTCGTAAAGGTCAGCCACCAGCATGAGCGCAGCAGATTTGAGCGGCGCGGGCGCGGTGTTGTCCAGGACAATGGCCGGGTTGTCCAGGTGACTACCGACAGCAGCAGTGGCGGCCGTCAACAAGCTGGTAATCAGGTCATCCTCGTAATCACCGTCGATGCGCAGGTGTTGCTTTGTTTGGTCAAGTGTGAGCATTTGAATTGATTTGGTTATTTGAAAAGGTGTCAGCCACGCGGCGAAAGGTTTTCGTGACACGCAATGCCTTTTGCTGAATCACTCAGCTCCACGCATTGCGCCGATAGAAACCGCTGCTGACAGTCGATGTTTTTCTGAAAAGCGGCACTAGATCGACAAAACCGCTTCCTGATTTATCCGCCTGCGCGGCCCCGTCAGGCTCGGGTTGAAGCCCTCTTGCGAGGTCATACGAATGAGAATTCACTGATACAGGTCTCAGCATCAAGAGCTTGGGCAGCAGCACCAAACGCTTGCGCCATCGCTTGCAGGCCGTCAATCCGGCCCGTAGCGCGGCCCTTGTCGAGCTTGCGCCCACCAGCAGGGTCTTTGATCGTGATGGCGTTGGCGGCGCACATAGTCAGCACCGGGTGGCCACCATGATTCACTCGGGCGTTGAGTAGCTCGGCCTCCAGCGCATCCAGCGCCGGTGCCATGTCTTTGAACCCTTGGCCCCAGGCCACCAGCGGCAGGTCAGAACCGATTCGGCCTAATTCTTTTTGCAGCAGGTCAATGCGCCAGCGGTCATAAGCAATGGCTTGGACATTCAAGCCGGACAGAATCGCGGCCATGTCAGCGGCCACCACTTCATAGTCCACGGTAGCGCCGGGTGTCGAGTGCAGGTAGCCCTGCCGGTGCCACACGTCATACGGGCTTCTGTCTCGGGCAGCACGGTCTCTCAGACCTTGTTCTGGTGTCCAGAAGTGCGGCACTACTTGCCACTGCCCGGCGACTTTGCCGATAAGCACCAGCGCGGTTAAGTCGGTGCGGGCGCTCAAGTCCAGGCCACAGTAAACCGGTGCATCGCCGAATGGCAGCACTTGGCCAGCGCATGATTGCCACACGCCCGGCGATATGAACGGCGACACGGTGCTGATACGCTGATTCAGCAGCAGGTTGCGGGCGCTGTTTTCCATCGAGGGCATACGCTTCGCTTGCGTCAATTGTTCCCGCAGGTCATCCAGCGAACGAAACAGCCCCAGGGCCGGATTAGCGGCCTTCCAGGCGCTTTCGTCCATCAGGTCACAGTCAGCAGGTGCAGCATAGATTCGGCTCACAATCCGTGGGTCTTTGCTGCGCTCAGCGTCATCTAGCCACTGACTAAACAAGTCGCCATCGTTGGCAGCTTGGGTACTGATTGCGATCAACAGCGGATCCGCGTGAGCACCTTGACTCGTTGCCAAAGCTGATACGAAGTCTGATTCAGGCCCGCGTATCTGCCCGATCTCATCAATCAGCACCAGCACAGGCGATAACCCTTGAGCGGTTTTGCCGTCTGCTGCCAAAGCCTTGAACTCAGTATTGAGTGGCAGCCCGATCAGCCGCTTACCGCTTGGGACAATGCGCACTGCGGCCGATAGTCGCGGCGACAGTTGCACCATTTTTGCAGCAGCATTGAAAATTAACGCGGCTTGGTCTCGGCTCATGGCCCCGGCGACTAGCTGGCTGTTTTGCTTCGCTTCCGGCCCCACCAGGTGTGCAAGCAGGATGCCACTACACAAAATTGACTTGCCGTTTTTTCTGGCAATGCTCAGCAGGCGCGGCGGGTACCGGGCCCGTTGTCATAAATCGCCCGTATGAACTCTTTTTTGAAACTCAGCCAGGACAATGGGCTT